CCGGAGGAAGGTTGACGACTCAGTAAACTGAGATTCAATCAAGAATTAAGAAGGAGGAGAAAATCCCAAGGTCGGCATGAAACTCTTCATAGAAGGGAAATCATGATCACCAGTGGGAATCTCAACCTCATCCAAAGTTCCAAGGAACTGCTTTGTCTCCATGAAGGTAGTAGTAGTCTGGGGAATCTGAGGGTGAATCGCTTCAACCTCATAATCGACCCAGAAAGATCCTACCGGGAGAGCAGCAGAACCACCCCACGTGACGGCAAAACCAAGGGTAACGAGCGTAGCCTGATTATAACTGGGATTATTTGACGTAGTGTTGGCAGGGGCAGTCCTGAACCAAGGGGTTCGGGAGTGGGCTCTGGCAACATCGACATCGTACATAATCTCAGAACACATACCTTTAGAATCGTACGAGATGGTGGATCCCCAAACGGGACCTCCAGTCGTACCCTGATTCTGGGTAATAGTAATCAGAGGGTTGGAAGTTGTAGTCCAACCGGCAGCATCCTCAAGATCGTAGAACCCTCCAAAGGCAATTTCGCCCGGAGTGGTTGTAGGTACTGAGGATACAAAGCAAATACGCAAACGTGTGAATCGGTAGAGGGCATAAGATGCAAGAGCGCGACTCGCCCAAGGAAAGAGCGTAGTCGTGGGATTCATACTTAATGTTCCTACTGATATGGTACTTATACCACCCGAACCGGTAACGGTAAGAATTCTCTCTTGATTAGAGAGGATAATTCCGTTAGTAGTGGTACGGGCGGAAGGACCACGGGCCCGAGTCAAACACGGACCCTACCTGGGTTAGCCAGAGGAGTAACTCCAGAAGGCTTCATTGTTCTTTGCCTAGAACCCTCCAGGCCCTTTGAGGGGCGTGAAGAATTCTTAGCTTTATTATTATTCTTCGTCATTTCTAATTAATCAGTGCAGGCGTATCGCCCGGACCATTGCGCTTTTCGACGGGACCTCTTGGTCTCTCGTTTAGCCTACAGGGCTAGATCCCAGCGTGATTAGAAATGAAATCGGACGACCGGCTCGTCAACAAGGGTACCTTGTCGAATATGGTACCACTGTGGGCGTGACTCGTGCCATTGGTTCTGGAGGACCGAGTCTAATGCTTCCCCAGAAAGGGGCGGAAGAGGATTCCGGATAAGGAAACGATTGAATCGTCTCCTACCAAAGATCTTCTGGTGTTTGAGAGTTATCAACCCCTCAAACCACCTCCGAATTTGCATTAGTTCCCTGGACAATCCTCCGGATCGAGAGTACGGATCGGGCAAAATATTCTCAGGAGTAAGCACTACATCTGGGACACCCCACCTCAGGAATTCATCCTGAAGTGGGATCTCTTTCTGGTAGAGAGTTTCAATACGGGCATAGTCCGTACGAATTCCCTCACGGAAAGAGTAAACCCCTAAACGGTGCGCCTCCATCCAAATCCTCTGGTAACGGGTATAAGTATGACCCGCGGGAACAGGTAATCCTAGGCATCCGAGATTCGTGGGTCCAAAGAAGGATCCAGGAAAACCAGATACTATAGGGTACCTCTCACGTAACATTCTGAGAGCGAAGTCATGGTAGCGAGGTTCGATTCCTTTCCAGAAATCAACCACGATACCTGACAATTGTTCCCAGGGTGTGACTTGTCGACCAAATTTATCGACAAAGTCCCCAAGATAACC